CATTTGAGGAGAATCTGGCAGCCACCAGAGCTTTAATGTACGACGATATTGGCGTGCGTCATGCGGAGAGTTTCCTGTACTGTAAAAATATTAAGGTTCTGTAAGGAGGACAATTCATGAAGAGAGAATTATTTGATAATGTAAAACTGATTGGAAAGGCAAATGATGTTGCCATTGACCGGGCAGGATTTTTGTCCGGTGTTTTGGCTGTATCGGTAGGGGCTATTACCGGTGACCCAGATGAATCAGCTCTATCCATCACAATAACCCATGCAGACAGCGAAGATGGTGAGTTTGTGGCAGTAACGGACACAATGATCGGTCTGGAAGAACATCCTTCATCAAATGGTGTCTTTAATAAGATTTCAGTGGATTCTGTGGATCAGATATCTGTCAATCTGGACTTAATTGGCTGCAAGCGGTTTATCAAAATTACACCAGCTATTCAGTTTACAGGTGGCACCGACCCTACCGCTTCTACGGTTTCCTATGCTCTGGTGCTTGGTGATCCAGGTGCGAGCCCTATTGCATAGGCATGGATAGGCGAACACGGGAAAATAAAATGATATCCGGTCCTTACCGGAACAAATCAGAGGCGGAGGGAAAATCTTCCGCCTTTTTAGGAGGGAGTGAATCTTATGGCAGAAGAACAGACAGCTATAACAGTACCGACAGTACCGCTGGCGGCAAACGCACTCACCACTCTTGATGATATGATGGAATTTATAGGCATGGATCCCGACGATGTGTCCATACCCCGTCTGGTAAAGAATAATCTGATCCGGCTTATTAATTCCGCCTCGGAATACATCGAAACCATGACCAGCAGAAAGTTTGCACTTACCCAGTATAAAGAAGGTCATTATGGAAGCGGAGCACAGGAGTTGTGTCTGGAGCAGTATCCAATCAGGGAAGTTATTTCCGTAGAAGATACTGAAAACGAGTATAGCATATCTGCTAACACTTACTCTGCAGACGATACCGGGAATATAGGTGTCATCTACAGGGACGAAGGCTGGCCGGTGCGAGGATACGTGAGCGGTCTTGCAAATGATATAAAAGCAGGAAGAAAGTATTTAAGGATTTCCTATAATGCCGGCTATGTCCTTCCAAAAGATGCCACAGCGGAGATTCCTTCAGACTTACCATTCGACTTGCAATACATTGTTTGGCAGATGGTGCAGCAACAATGGAATCTGGCAAATAACGGCGCTAATGGGCTATCGGCTTTTACGATATCGGATGTAAGCTGGACTTTTGACAAGGAGCTCAGTACCCAGGTGAAAGATATTATAAACAAATATCAGAGGTGGGCATAATGACCGTCAATGATGAGATTACTCCAGAACTTGAAAGGATTAAGCTGGAACTTAGTAAACTTACCGGGATGAAAATACACATCGGAATCCAGGGATCGTCAGGCTACAGCGCGTCAGGCGAGAGCAGGAAAGGTACTCCTGCGGATATCATTACCATTGCTAATGTAAATGAGTTTGGAGCCACGATCAAGGCTAAGAACGTAAAAAATTTAGCAATACCAATTGCAAAAAAGGCAAAAGGCAAGAGCCCTCTGGATTTCCCAGGGCTTTTCTTTTTGCGTACTCCCAGTGGGCTCTTTGGATGTATCAGTAAAAACAGAAAAGGTGGTCCGCCTAAGCAGAAAAGCAGCCCTTCCGAGGATAAACCCAAGGCCAAGAAACCCGGCACGAAGCCGATCAAAAAGAAATTAGGTGACATTGAGTTCCTTTTCATCCTGCTGGAATCCGTTACGATTCCAGAAAGGAGCTTTATCCGGGCGGGGTATGATAACAACCGTAAGGCGATAGAAGATATGACGGTTCAAGCGCTCAAAGGCATTGTATTTAATGCTTGGGACGCAGAAAAGGCAGCGAATCATATCGGCATGGCTACGGTGGGAATTATACAGACCTATATGAATGCACCGTTTAATTTTAAGGGAAAAGGTCGTGTAACAAAAGCTACGTCAAACTGGCCAGGCAACCCGCTTGTGGAAACTGGCCGTCTTAGAAATTCCATTACTTATAGAATTGAAGGAGGTAGTTGATATGGGAAACTTTACTTATGCTCATCCAATGATCCCCGGAGGATTGCTCCATGATATGTATGAGATTGAGTCCGGATCAGGATTCAGCCAGGAAAACGGAGGGCAGTGGATACCGGGAGAAGATAAAAAGGTACTCTTTAAAGGCGTTGTCCTTCCTGTTAATGATAAGGATCTGATCCGTGATACAGGGGGTACTTTTACACAGTACTCGGAAAAAATATATACCAACGGACATTCCTTACAGATCGGAGCCAGGGTGGAAGATTCTAATGGGGCGGAGTATACCGTTACCCAAGAATTAGGACACAACACCCTTCACCCAATGAAACGTTACCTTGTGGAACGGAAGGGGGCTGCAGCCAAACGATGAAATTTAAAGATGTGAGGAACTTAATTGTATCAGGTTTGCACGATTATATGGGTCTGTATGTGATATTAAGCAACCAGCTAAGTCCGGAATCGGATCCACCTTTCATCATCTACTCCGTGACAGCCCCATATATACCAGAGGGCGGTATGGGAGATTTTAGCACCAGTACAAATAAAGATGGAAGCGTAACCGAAACAAGAGCAGAGCAGCCGACCTGTACTTTTTCCTTCACGATATGCAGTGTAGACAGAAAAACGTCGGTTGGTTTTATCCTCGGTGAAGATGAAGCCCTGGATTTGGCGGAAAAAGCACAGGGCTGGTTTTTACATACAGGATATGAATACATATCCGGAAAGGGACTTACCGTGGTAGATGTTGCCAATGTGCAGGAGCGCTCCTTTCTGCAGGTGGACGAGGAGGCAAGGCGGTATGGCTTTGACGTAGTGATAAGGTATGTAAGGACCGATGACAGAACCATTGCCGGGGTAGATCCTCCGGCTATTAAGGAAGGAGACAGTAATGAGTAAAGATGTAGTTGTAGTTGTGAGCCTGGAGGATAAGGTCAGCTCTGCCGATACCCTGGAGATTCTTCTGATTTCCACTACAGGAGTAAAAGCAGCAAAGACCTACACCTCTTTGGAGAATATTAAAACAGACTGGACAGAGACGAGCGATATCTACAAGAAAGCAGCAGCCATGTTTGATCAGGGGAGCGCAACTCCCACACCGGCTTCTTTAATTCGGAAAGTCACGACAGTAGGATTTGCAGCCCCAGAAAGTCCGGCAGATCTTGTGACAGCCATTAAGGAATTTCAGGAAACCAGCAATGATTGGTACTTGTTCCTGACGGACAAAAGCGACGATGCGTATATTAATGCGCTTGGTGCATTTGCAGAAGACAGCAAACCCAGTGAAGCAGAACTTACCGCAGGAGAAGAGGATCACAGAAAAATTTATTTTGCACAAACGACAAACAAGGCTTACGCTGTTAAGACTTCAAGAACGGCTGTAATTTACACAGAAGATTTAGAAGAACATGCAGACGCCGCTTGGATCGGCGCGGTTGGACCATGGTATCCACAGTGTGTTACCTGGAAGTTTAAGCTTCCATCGGGTTTATCAGTACCAACGCTAACAGAATCCGAGATCACAGCACTTGAAACGGCAAATGTGAACTTTGTTACCAATGAATATAAAAAGAATTACATAAAAAATGGGACCTGTATGGACGGGGAATGGATTGACGCTGTCCTGGGAGCGGATTGGATCGCGCTGACCATGAGAGAAAAGCTGTATGATATCTTTACAAGCAATGCCAATATCTCATATACCGATGCAGGATTCGCAATCGTTGCAGCTGGCGTTTTTGAGACTCTGGACGAAGCCACAGGCTATTCTATTATCGCAGAAAACCCAGAATCCGGAGCGGGGATCTATAATGTAACAATACCAAAACGGTCTGAGGCAACCGATAAGCAGGCCAGCGCAAGGCAGATGCCGGATATCGAATTGGAAGCCCAGCTTGGCGGTGCGGTTCATGGAACCAAAATATCTGGTGTCTTAAAGACGTCATTAAGTTAGGAGGTAAGGTAAATGGAAGTAACAGGTTATGATCCGAAAAAAGTAAACGTCAACGTAAATGGCACTATTATAACCGGGTTCGCCAGTGATGGCGTAATTACCGTATCAAAAAGTGAAGATGCCGTAACTCCCAATGTGGGGTGTCAGGGGGATGTGGTCTATGAGGAGAACGCCAACGAAAGCGGAACTATTGCAATTACGCTGCAGGGAACCTCTTCCTCTTTGTATTCACTCCGGAAGTTAGCTGCTAACCGGAAACAGTTCTCCGTTTCAATTTCTGATGCAAATGATGATGACTCCATCAGTATCAGCGCACAGAAATGCAGAATTACCAAAATGCCGGATCTGGCCAGAGGGAAGAATACCAGTACAGTAACTGTAAATATTTATGTGCCGAATCTTCAGATCCGGTAATCGCCATGTCGAAAGCGTGGCCGCAAAAACCTAAGGGACTAAGTGAAAGGAGCTATAGAAAATATATGGCAAAGCAAAAAAAAGTAGCGATTAATGGAGTTGAATTTCAATTACAGGGGGTTTCTCCCACCTGGTATCTGGATCTTAACGATTCCTGCGGGATGACTGGCGGAAAGAGAAATACTGCCGGTTATATGGACGGGTTGTTTAAGGGTGTAGTAATTGCCCCCAAAGAAGTCAGCACAGAAGGGTTAAAATATTTTGATGAAATGGAAGACATCGAGACGGCTGAGAAGCTGCTGACCGAGATAGAAACCTTTCTTAGAAAACGAAGCTGATGATGGAACGGCTCAAAACAGAGCCAGGAAACATGATGAATTCTGGACACTGGTCTTTGCAACCGGAAAAATATCCTATACAGAATGGAAAAGTATGGATATGGCAGAATTTTACGAAGCAAGGGAGGCGTACCTAAAATATATGGACCGTGTGAAAAACAGAGAGTGAGTCCCTAAAAGGATTTGCTCTCTTTCTTCCTGAATGGAGGGATGAGAATGGAGGATCAGCGGAATCTAACCATGGGGATACAGTTCGGACTTGCTGATTCGCTGTCCCGACTGTCGGAAACTATGGACGCTATCAACGGAATAAAAAGTGGGTTTCTTTCTTTGGAAGAAAGTGCTGCGTCCTACGGAAGCGAATCAGCTAACAGCGCAGGAATGGTGTCCAAAGGGCTGGAAGACACAAGAGATGCAAGCCGTAAGGTCCTAAATGCTATGGGAGATCTTTCCGATTCCGGGGATAGGGTGCAGGACTCAGTCAGAGATATCCGAAGGGAATTCAACAAATTCGGAGATTCGGCTACTGATGAGGTGGAAAAGACCAGGGAGGAACTTCGCGAAGCGGGTGTTGCCGCAAAGCAATTTAGCAGTGAAGCGGCCAAAGGAGCAGGAGTGGCGGCTTCGAGTTTTAGCGAAACTGCGGAATCTGCCAAGGATGCTTCTGCAGCAATGTCTGACGCTGCCAGTTCTGGAAAAGAGGTAAAAAAATCTTATGTGCAGATCGGCGCAGAAGCCGGGAGCTTTAAAGAAGCTGTTCTTAAGTCCAGCAGTTCTGCTATTAAGGACACGAATTCCTTTACGAAGACGGTAAGGGCTGGTGTTCAGGGAGCCTACGGATTTGCAGGAAAACAAGTTAACGAGTTTGGGCGAAAGGCGAAAGATGGGGGCATCAGCATGAAAGAGGCTTTCGCGCACCCGGTGCAAACCATTAAAGGCAAATTGTCAGAAGCCCTTGAACGAGCCGTATCCAAAATTAATAAAACCGGAGACAAAGCAGATGAAGCCGGAGACGATTTAAAAGGCATGGGAAAGGACGGGGAGTCAGCCGGTAGTAAGATAAAAGATTCTATTGGATCTGCAGTGAAGTCCTTCTTTGCAATATCAGCAGCAATTGAGATTGTAAAAGCCGGTATTGAAGCAGCTAAAAATTTCGGAGCTGCTGTGCTGGAAGCGGGAAAGCAGTCGGAACAGACAGGGGCCAAGTTTGGAGCTGCGTTTTCCGCGGATAGCGGAGTTAAAGAATGGGCTGATAACTTTTCCGACTCAATCCATCGAAGTAATACTGAAGTACAAGGTTTCTTAGTATCAAATAAATCCATGTACGGTGAACTCGGAATCACAGGCAAGGCGGCCGATGATCTTTCAAAGGTCACCACATCAATGGCCTATGACCTCGGATCAGCCTTTAAAATGGACGATGCAGAAGCACTGGGAGTTGTACAGGATTATATTAAAGGTAATACCTCAGCTCTCAGCGAATATGGTATCCAGATAAACGACACCGTACTAAAACAGACGGCTATGTCTATGGGGCTGGGCAGTAATATTGATAGTTTAGATGATGCAGCTATGGCGCAGGTGCGAATGAATGCGTTGCTCCAAAACAGCACGGGAATACAAGAAGCAGCTGCCAAAAAGCAGGAGGGCTATTCCAACGGCATTAAGAGCCTAAAAGGAATATGGACCGACTTTCTGACCTCAGCCGGGGACAAGTTCGCCCCAGTTTTTACTAATCTGACAGACAGTATTTTGAAAGCCTGGCCGCAGATCGAACCTGCTTTACTTGGGCTGGTGGATATGCTCGGAAATGGTCTGAGCGCAGGAATGCCGGTTATTATGGAACTTGCCACATCAGCTATCCCAGGCTTAGTACAGACGGTTGGAGAATTATTTTCTTCAGTGGCTCCCTTGGGAAGCGTTTTTATGGAACTGGCCACAACTGCCTTACCTCCGCTGGCCAGCGCTGTCATGCCGATTATCCAAACTTTTGGATCTTTGGCACAGACAATACTTCCCCCGCTTGCAAGAATCATAGCTAATATAGCAACAACGGTGGTTCCTCCTCTGGTTACCATATTTAGAACCTTAAGCGAGGATGTGATCGCACCGCTGATGCCAAGCATTGAAAGTATCGCCAATGCAATACTTCCGGCGTTGTCAGCAGGGTTAAAGCTGATTCCACCAATACTGCAGATTATATCCCCGGTTATTACCACGATTGCCGATGTACTTTCAAAGGTCGTGGGGTTCCTGGGGAAAATCGTAGAATGGGCTGCTGGTGGACTTGGAACTATTCTTAGTAAGGTAGCGGGGCTGTTCGGGGGAGGATCTTCATCTGCAGGCGCGGATATCCCTCATAATGCTGACGGTACCAACAACTTTCAGGGAGGTTGGACCCACATCAATGAGCGTGGTGGTGAGATGGCGTATCTGCCATCAGGATCCACTATTATTCCGGCTGATAAAAGCGATCAGATTATAAATAACAGCCGTTCTCAGAATGTAAATAATACCACTCAATTTTCTCCTGAAGTAAAGATTGAGATAAGCGGCAACGTGTCGTCGGAATCTGCGGCAACATTACAAGCCGAATTAAAGCAGACAATGAGAGAGTTGTGGAGCGAGATGCAGGAAGACCACTATATGAACATGGCAATTCAACAGGGAAATGCTTAAGGGAGGTATTTTAGAATGTCTTATACGCTGACCGGCTTAAAATCCGGTACTGTTACTTTTGATCCCAGTACAGGAACAATCACACAGGAAGTGGCTACGAAGAGCAGTAAGATGACGTCTAATGCCATAGAAAACGGAAGCTCCATGGAGGATCATGTATATCTTAATCCAGAGCAGCTGCAGATAACAGGAGTGATTGTCAAAAACCATAATGCCTTTAAGGATCAGCTGGAATCCATGTGGAAGAATCGGGATCTCGTTACCTATACCGGCAAGATCCGCGTTTCCAATTATGTCATCATTAACCTACAGATTAAAAACGGTTCTTCTAATAAAAACGGCTTCCAGTTTACTGCTACGCTCCAAAAAGCAAATGTTGTATCGGGGCAGTATGTGGAGATAGGTCAATCAACCCTCATGAGTCAGCAGGATTCTGGGAAGAAATCAGATACTCAGGCCGCTAAGGTGAAAGCTGCCGGTTTGAAAACAACGGTAAGCCAGCAGATCAGCCAGAGTGCCTACTCTTCCTATGTAGATTCATACAGTGGAAAAAGCAGCGCTGGTCCGACGCAAAGAACCACAACCAGTTATAACGGAGTTTGACAGGAGGAAAGAAGATGGATAATTCAGAAATGATGGGACTAACATATGAAGTAGAATACATTCCAATTGATACATCGAAAGTCCCATATACATTTTCTATTAAGCTTGATGACCGAACCTACACCATGACATTAAAGTACAATGCAGAGGGTGGCTTTTTTACAATAGACCTTGCAGTAACTACAACAGGTGAGGTCCTTTGTTATGGGAATCCGGTCAGATATGGCAGACCGATGTTTTCGGGAATTGAGGATGCAGAGTATCCGATCCCGGTAATTGTTCCCTACTGTCTGACAGGAGAAACAAGGGAGGTAACCTTTGATAACTTTGGAAATCAGGTTCAGCTTTATCTGCATGAAAGGAGTACGGAATAATGGCTTTTTTTCTCAGGTCTGCAACCGTCCAGGTGGGATCACTTAGATATGACATGGATGATGGGTTTTACTTTGAGTTTGAGGTTCCTTTTTATGATTCAGATCAGCTGGTAACGGCGACAATTACTATTAATAATTTAAGCGCCACTTCCAGAACGGGAATGCAGAAGAGCCAGGTGGTCATTTTAAACGCTGGATACGAAGATGATATGGGAGTTCTCTTCGTGGGTCAGGTAGCCGCCATCAGCCACAAGCAAAACGGTGTAGACTGGCAGACAAAGATCACGGCAACTGCTGCCTTAGATCAGTGGCTTAAGACTCAGGTGAATAAGACTTACATGGCAGGAGCCACAGCGGAGGATATTGTAAGGGATCTGTTAAATATCTTTGGCCTGGAAATAGGGATATTTGATCTGGTAGAAAAGATTGAGTACCAACGCGGACGAATCTGTTCCGGAAAGCTGAAAGACGTCCTGACAGAAATTGTGGTAAATGAGTGTAAATCCAGGCTTTTAATCCGTAACAATCAGGTTATCATTAATAACCCCGCTGATGGAGTGACAAAAGGATATTTACTTACTCCCGAAAGCGGTCTTTTAATGTCTTCCGACGACTCCGACACAACCGATACGGCGTCCCAGCAGACTGCCGGCGCAACGACAGAAGAGAAAAAGGCGGCAGAGAAAACCTGGAAGCGTCAATGCTTATTAAATTATCGTTTGGCACCAGGAGATCAGATCCAGATCCAATCAAAGGATTTGAATGGAAAGTTCATTATCGTAAGCGGTACACACAAAGGCTCGCCTACAGGGAACTGGCTCACGGAAATAGAATTTAAAATTGCAAAATAAGGAGGCTCTATGCAGAAGGGTCGAGAGTTATCAAATGCAGAAGCAAATGAGCGCAGATTGCTGCAAAAAATAAAGGTCGCAGAATTAGTGCAAGTAACGGCATTTAATGAAGATAAGATGATGGTTGACGTGCAGCCCTTGGTCAAGAGAGAGATTTCCGGTACCTATGTATCCCCGCCCCCGATACTCTCCGTAAAGGTAGCCTATGTTCCAATGATAGCAGAAGACGTGGAAATTAAGCCTAATATTAAAGCTGGTGATATTGGTACGGTAGTCTACTTAGATTTGGATAGTGATAATTCCATCTCTTCCGGAGAGGAAAGTCATCCGACTTCCGTCAGACTTCATTCCGGGGACGATGCGGTTTTTGTCGGCGTCATTATCCCGGGCTTGTGAAAGGAGGGGGCATGGCTAACATTACATGGAAAATTGATCCCAATACCAATGATTTGGTATTTGATGATAACGGAATTCTTAAAACCATTGAAGATGATGAAACCAGCGTTCAGAATATCCGTTTAACCTTGGAATCGTGGAAGGGAGATTTTGACCTGGTACCGGATCACGGAACCGACTACGCTCGGATTCTTGGAGAACAGGCGGACGAGGATACCACAGATGAAATAATCCGGGAAGCAATTTTTCAGGAGGATTGCATGGGAGTTCTGGAAGAATTAACGGTGGAAAAAGGTGAAAACCGGAAACTGAACATTTCCTTTTCCGGACAACTAACTGATGGAACTACCGTAAGCATGGAGGTGAATACAGGATGAGTAGTTCAAGTTCTGACAACTGGGGCTTAACGGAGAAGGGATTTAACCGCCCTACATACACAACACTCTTAAATGCATTGGAATACAAAGCCAGGGAGTTGTTCGGTGATTCTGTGAATCTTACAGTGAGATCTCCGTTGGGGCTGTTTTTAAGAATTACCGCCTGGATCTGGAATATCCTGTGGGCGTGTCTGGAAGATGTATATAATAGCCGTTTTGTAGACACTGCTGTGGGAAACAGTCTGTACAGCCTTGGCAGGAATATAGGTATGCAGCTATTGACCGAGGGAAAGGCAACGGGGTACATCACTATAACCGGTGCATCTGGTGCCGTGGTTCCTGCAGGTTATCTGGTGGCCACTAACAGTGGATTACAGTACACGGTAGCATCTGCGGTTACGATCGGATCAGCCGGAACCGTTCTTGCTCTCATAAAAGCAGTGGAAACTGGAACGGAATACAACACAGATGCCGGAACTATACAGGTAATTGTGAATCCTTCATCAGTCAAAAGCGTAACTACTGTGAATAATGAATCAGAGATTACCGGAGGAAGGGAAAAGGAAACGGATGATGAATTCCGGGCGCGCTATTACGAATCGGTTGATTATGCGGGAGGAGTAAATGCCGATGCGATCCGGGCCTCTCTTCTTAACGATGTGGAAGGAGTGTCTTCCGCTTTTATCTATGAAAACGATCAGGATGAATATGATGATATTTATGGATTGCCAGCACACAGCATGGAGGCCGTTGTGTATGGCGGATTGGATGAGAAGATAGCAAAAGCTATTTACGCAAGGCGCGCTGCAGGGATACAAACGGTTGGAAGCTCAGAGGTAAGCGTGATAACAGCTTCCGGACAGACTCTTGGAATTAAGTTCTCTCGGCCGACTGCTAAAAAGATATGGATCAGAATATCAGACCTTGTTACAAGCAGCACGTATTCAGGAGAGGATTCTATTAAACAGGCCTTGATTAATTATATCGGAGATTCCACTTCCGGAGGGCTGGATATTGGTGTCAATGTAGTGTATATGAAACTTCCCGGTATAATCAGTGCCGTGGACGGAGTGGAGGACTTTGATCTTGACATAGGGACCGATGGAGAAACTTACACAAAAGAAAATATATCCATTGGATACCGCGAAAAGGCGGTCACGGAAGAAGGGGCGGTGATCATAGCATGAGTTTTGCATCACAGATGTTAAAGATGCTTACAAGTGCTTATAACCGATCTGATGCCGTTAAGCTCGATACAGGAGAATCTCCATCAACCAATGTTGGTAAATTGTTTTATTTGGCAGGCTGGGGATTCGATGTTATAAAGGAACACGCGGAAAAGGTGCGGCTGTGGGATGACCTTGATACCATGAAAGGAACTACCCTTGATCGATATGGTGCTGATTTTGGAGTGTCTCGAGGAGAGTCAAGTGATGAAGTTTATCGAATCATGATTAAAGTCAAGATCATAGCTATGCTGGCCGCTGGGAACTTAGATACCATAATCCTGTCAGCATCATCATTATTCGATGTAGATCCGGAAGATATAAAGGCGGAGGAAATCTATCCATCAAAAATCTATCTTTATATTGATGAAGATAAACTTGATGAAGAACATAAGAGCGTTGCTGATGTAATTGCGGATTTAATGTCCAGGATAAAGTCTGCTGGTATTGGTATTCGGATTTTTTACCGAACTTACACAGAAGGAGAGGCTTCCCTTCGTCTGGCAGCTATGACATTTCAACACATAAGACTTAGCGCCAAGCCAAACGCATCAAACGGTTATGTTTCGGCAGATATTGATTTAAAAGCAGCTGTAGCCACCTTAGAAACGGTGAAAATTCAGTATACGGCAAATTAATTGTCAGGAGGGAATAATGGCAGGAACAGTTATAACAAACAAAGGCTTGCAGTTAATTGCAAAGCTGGTAGCGTCTGGAACGGCGCTTGCTTTCACCCGGGCTTCAGTAGGTACCGGATCTGTGCCGGCCGGATATGATCCGGGAAGTATGACAAGCCTCAATAACTATAAAATGGACGGAGTGATCTCCTCTTGCAGCTCCTCAGGGGACGAAGCCTCCATCGTGATGCAGGTGAGTTCCATTGGAGTTTCAACCGGATTTACAATTACGGAAGTGGGACTTTTTGCAACGGATCCGGACGACGGAGAGATTTTATACTCCTACCTGGATCTGACAAAAGACCCACAATACATCTACGCGGCAAACAGTGCTATTTCCAAATTTGTAGAAATGACGCTGATGGTAAAAATAGGGACGGTGGAGAAGGTGACAGCATATCTCAATCCGAATAGTTTGGTCACCAGGGACGGCGACATCTCCGAAACCGTCATTGAAACTCTGGAAACCACTGAGGATAAGTATCCGATCCCGGCTGCAGGGGAAACGATGAAAGTATTCGCTGGAAAGGTGCGGACTTTTGTGGAGAATACAAAGCCCCTTGAATCAGACACCTCTTACTATGTATCAGCGACCACTGGATCTGATACAACGGGGGACGGTAGTATATCCAGTCCATATGCCAGTATTACAAAGGCATTAAGCATAATACCAAAGGACTTAGGTGGATATACTGCAGCCATAAACATAAGTGACGGAACATATGCTGAAGATGTTATTATTCAAGGTATATCTAATGGATACTTACGTATTCAGAGGAACGGAGTTCAAGAATTAAATGATCTTTGTAATGTTAAGAGTATCAGAGTGGAAAATTGCAACTCTGTTTCCATCTCAGGATTAAACCTTACAATAATAGATGCACCAGGTATATTTGGTACAAGAACCGATTTTATAAATGTCCAAAGTTGCCAGTCGATTTCCAACGCGGATACGCAACCATCATTCAATTTTGATTATGTATCTGTAGTTAGAATTTCTGGAAGCAGGTCATTAAATCACTACAGCTGTCTAAGATCATATGATTCCCATATACTGTCAGAGTCTTGGTCTAATGACAGTATGGCTATTCAGTATGGTATTGATGTGAATGGCGGTGGAAGAATTTCTAAAGGTAATACATTTCAACCTAAAGGTACAATATCAAATGTTTACTACGCCGCTGGCAGTGTGATTGTTAATCAATTTGGTGCGAGTATTGGTACATTGAGATATAACTTAACTTTGTATGTGGCTACCACCGGATCTGATACGTCAGGTAATGGTACAAGTAATAACCCGTTCGCAACTATACAATATGCTTTAGATATCATACCAAAGGATTTGGGTGGATATACTGCCACTATAAATATCGCAGATGGTACATATAACGAAATAGTATACATATATGGATATCATAGTGGAACAATGGATATCAATAGTAGTAACATAACAGCATTGAGCACCGTATGTCAGATATCTGGTATATCTATAAAAGATTGCTCGGCTAGAGTGCAGATGCGTGGATTGTGTCTTACTTATACGGGTGGTGATGCCCTTTTGGCAACCAATTGTTCTTTTGTATATGTTAGTTATTGCCAAACTATTGCATCTGCCACATCGCAATATGGGTTTGATTTTGTATATTCAAATGCGTATATAACCAATTGCAGAGTCTCTAATCGCAACATCGGAATGAGATCTCTTAAATCTAACGTTACATCTATTAATTGGTCA